AGATGCATCAAAATCTAATACTTTCATATCAGGTCTTGTAGCTGTTGTTTCAACTTGTTGTGCATCAGCTGGATTTGTTGTTGCTCCATACATAGCGGCAGCTGGAACCCAAATGGTTTCTTTCCCTGCAATTTTAACTGCTGCTGATCCTGATTTTAAAACACCAGAACCTTTAGGATTTAAATTTAAATCTACGTTAGTCTCTCCACTCGCACCTATGATTGGTCCGTTACCTGTGGCTGCGTTTGTAATTTCTACTTCGTTTACTGCTGAAGATGTTGTTTGAAAAATGACTTGTTCATTTCCATTCGCATCTGCGATAAAACCTGCATCTGCGATTTTTGGAGCTGTTAAAGTTTTGTTTGTTAAAGTATCTGTTGAAGATGCTGTTATGAATCCACAATCATCAATATCTGGGTTCGTTCCATCATTAGCTGTGGCATAAACTAGTTTTACTGCACCAGGAGCAACAGTTACACTGTCTCCTGAACCTGATACATATTTAAATACTACGTTTTGTGATCCACTTGTTGAATTTTTTAAAATATAAAGTTGTTGAACATCTTTTGGAATAGTAACATTTCTTGATCCTGTAAGAGATCCTGTAAATTCTATAATCCTGTGTGCAAGAGTCGCCCCAGTTCCACCGTCAGTAACTGAAAGATCTGTATCCCCTGAATCTGATACAGCTAGTGTATCAAATCCACCAGATATCTGTTCTACTAGTTCTAAATTAGTATTAGTTTTTGTTCCCCATGTACCGGCATTTTCACCAGTTGCTTGAAGTTCTACACCTAAAGGGCTAAATGTTGATGCCATAAATTATCTCCTATGCGACGTCACTATATGTTATATTTGATCCTGTTGCAACATCAGAATATGAGATATTTGATCCAGTGTCAACGTCTGAATATGCTTGAATTCCGAAACCAGTGGCCGTGCCAAAACCTGCTACAGAAGAGGTTATAGTTTGACCTGTTAATCCCACTACATCTGCTGGTGTTATTGATCCTACACTAAATGTTGCAGAGATACCTGTTAATCCCATCACATCTGCTGGAGTTATTGATCCAACACTAGATGTTGCGGAAACTCCTGTTACATCCACAAGTGGATTACTGTTTGTAGATATGGTTCCGAGTGATGTCGTTGCAGAAACTCCAGTCATTCCCATTACATCTGCAGGTGAAATAGATCCAACTGAAGAGGTTGCTGAGACTCCTGTTACTCCCATTACATCAGCAGGTGTTATTGAACCAACACTTGAACTTGATGATACCCCTGTTAAAGAAAATGCAACACTACCAATTATCGTAGTTGATCCAACACTTAAAGTTGCAGATACACCTGTTAATCCCATTACATCTGCAGGATTTAAAACAAATTGTCCCCAACCTTGTTCTTGACCCCAGGCACCATCACCAAAACTAGATCCAATACTAAGACCTGATGTTATCGCATCAGGAGCTGTCAATGAAACTATTTCATCACTTACATCACCCCAAGTTGATGCAGCATCATTATAAGGATCTGCACCCCAACCAGTCGTTATAGCATTTTGTGTGCCCCAACGACCCTCGTTCCAGGTTGTGCCTGATTGATTCCAAGTATTTGGCATAAGGAGGACCTCCTTATGCTAATCTTATGATTGCGTTACTTGCGTCTGCTGTAGGAAATTGAATTGTAAAAGTTCCGCTTGTTACAGTTTTGTCACCACCAAAAGCTATCGCTGCAACAGCCTTGTCGGACTGTGTGTCATTATAAATTAATGCACCATTTGCTGTGAAAGTTGCAGAGGTAAAACTAACATCTGCAAAATCACAAACCGCAGTATCTGAATCTAGAGTTGGAGTTACACTAGTTAGAGTGGCCCCTCCTGCAGAGTATGCAGATCCAGACGTGTTAGATATCTCGTTTGATGTGCTATACGCTGTTGTTGATTTATTTAAAGTTGCTGAGCTTGTATATAAAGCTATTTTAAAAGTGTTACCACTCGATGCCGTAAAATTGTGTGTTCCGACTAAAAGTTCTTGTTTAAAGCTATTACAAATTGCCGATGTTATTGCCATAATATATTCTCCTACGGGTTTGCTGATGTTACTGGTATACGAACAGCGCCATCAGTATAGTCATCTCTTCGTCTTCTACCAACTTGTTCGTTAGCAAACTTCTGTACCTCTTGTTTATACTTATTTTCATATAGTGTCAACATGTCTATCGGGCCTTTTAGAAACCCATATGCCTCTGAAAGACAGCAATATAATAATCCATTTGGAAAGTTAAGACTAATGTAATTAGTATTATCACCCTCTAAAAGATCAGGCATTTTATTAAAATGTATTCTAAATTTATAAGCTTGATCTGGAGTAGGAGCCAAAGCTATACGACCCGATGTAGTATCAGATTCTCCAGTTGCTCCACCATACATCGCGTAATATTTAGGTTTGCCTCTTTTTGCAGTTTCTGTGGACGGAACATATTGTTGTAAATATGTATAATCTTTTTTTTCTAAATAATCATTCGCTCCTGTTAGTGCACTTGTAGAATCATAAACTTGTATACTTCTTACAAACAAACATCCTGCAGGAGCATTTACTTGATCTTGTCCTGTTACAAAAGATCCTGTTTGTTGTTTTCTATCCGCATCGATAGGCACATCTCTAAAAATTCTGTATTGTGCATTTAATATTATATTCTCTAAAACAGCATCTGTTAAAACATTTGAATCTGTTTCTGTGTAACTTCTTATCTGTGTTTTTAACCCTGATGCACTTAATCCAGCCATTATAACACTCCTGCTATTTCTCTACAAATAGGACAACTTTTTTTATACCTATTATGTGTTCCACATTTTCTTTTTTCCGGCTCATGCACAGGTATTTCTGGTTCTGGCATTTTTGTATATAATTCTATGTGTTCGTCCTCTGGACACTCACATTGTTTTATTTTAAATAAACTACAAATAAAATTTTTTAATTTTTTAATCATGGCGATATTGTAACTGGTCCTGCAGACACAGTTGGTCCTCCCTTTTCCTCTGTTATACTAGGAGTTGCCCCCAGTGTAAATGTGTATTTATCTGTCGTCGTAACTGTTATGCTAAAGCCTGATGCATTTTCATATACTGAAAAAGCCACTCCTCCAGGACTACCTTGAACATTTCTAAATCTAACGGTGTTACCAGTGGATCTTCCATGATTGGGCTCTGTCACTGTAACAGTTTGTGAGCTTGAAATTGTAGAAAAAGGATTATTACCTAGCATCGCTGCAGCAGCAGGTTCTACTCTGTCGGGTCTTACATGTCTCAAAGATATGGCATCACCATTCATAGGTTTTGGTTCTAATTGTGGTTGCTTTGGTTCAAATTCAGAAACATGCACGAAAGCACCATTCCATTCTCTAACCATTTCTTTGTATGGGAACTCCATACCAGATCTGTCTGATATTGCTCTTGCGTATTTACCTGTTGCGTACTTTGCCATTATTTTTTACCTTTTTTCTTCTTACCGCCGGGTCCTAAAGGTTTATCTACTCTACCACCCTTAGATAAAAACTTGTTTCTTAATCTTTCCATTTCTTCTTCAAATTCTTTTAACTCACTTGGAGTTAATTTATCATAAGGTTTACCAAACATTTCCATTGCATGGTCATCTGCATATTCTGGTTTGTAAAATGATTTATCTACTGATGCTACTTTTTTATTTTTTTCTTTTGCCATTATGTTCCTGGGTAATAAGCTTTAGGCGTAATGTGTGTGCTTGAAGCTGACCCGTCCTCCGCTAGTGCTCTTGCAAACTCATCCTCGTAAGCTAGTTTTGTAGCCTGTATGAGTTGTGGTTGGTATTTTTGTGCGAGATAATATGCAAGTCCTGATACCATACAAGGTACAAATCTAAATGGCACATCTGTTGCATTTGTATAATCTCCCACATCCTGTATTCTTTTTATGAAAAAGAAATGCATATCTTTAGATGCATTTGTTGAATCTGGTGTTGGGTAAACGTGTATCGTAACCTTATCTATGAATCTCTCTACCCAGTATTGATTAGGTGTCCCTTTGGATAATTTGTTTGAAAATCCTGCATAAGTTGATCTATCAACTTTTGTCATCGGACTATCTGATTGTGTTGTCTGTGTTCTGTTAGATCTTAATTGTGCTTCAAGGACATCGGATATACCAAACACACTAGCTGGATCTGTGGTTGTTGCTGACGTTCCATCACCGCTTGATCTAAAAAAATCATAATCTGCCTGACCTTCTATAAGATCTAGATTTGTAGAACCTACCTCCCAATAGTGAATTCCTCTATTACCCCATTCTTGAAATAAAATATTAAGAGATCTTCTAGCTGATTTAAGTTGATAACCTGCTACAGAATTTAATCCAATACGTTCGAAAGCATCTTCTATTATCTCTTCGATAGCAAAAGTTTTATCAAATGTTGTTGTTCCCGAGGTGGTGTTAGCCATTTAACCTCCTATCCATCAAAGAATGTCGTAACACTTACTGCTGTTCCTGCCGGAATATCTATGAAAGCTCCTGCATCAAACAGTACTCCATCGTCTGGAATATATGGGTCAATATAATCTTTTGTAGTTGTTGCAACTTGAAAAGAAAATAAAGACGTCCCTGATACAGGTGATGTATTAAAGTAAGATATATTTCCTACAGTCCCACCAGTTGTAATGTGCATTCCTCTTACTCTAGTTCTACCAGCTGTTAAAACAGCTTGTCCACCTGTGGTTCCTGCAGCGTTTCCAACTGAAGTGTTTGTTCCAACTGCACCGTTAGTAGCTATCTGAGTAACTGTATTAAAAAATTTACTGCCTGTTACTGTAGTTGCGTTTGGTCCAGTTATTGCTTCTGATAACGAATTACCTGCAATATCTGTTCCTGTCACTGTAAAAGTAACTCCAGAAATATCTGCTGCCGAAGTTATAGTTAGTTTACAAGCTTGGTCTGTATCATGAAACGCACCTGTCCCAGCCGCTGCCGCTAAAGTTAAATTAGCAGCTCCACCTGTGGTTTGTAGTGCAGCCACTGATGCTGTTGCAGCAGATAA